TCAGTTGTTACTTCAGTAGTTGGAGCAAACGGTGAAACAATTGTTCTAAATTTATAACGATTTGGATCGCCCCAATAGGAATCAGAAGCAAAGGTAATTCCTTCAATCATTTTATTCATATGCTCTATATAGTCAGTAAATATCATACACGAGTATGTTAAAGTAACATAATCAGGTACTGCTGCCATATATACTTCAGATGATGGTTCTCTATTTGTTATAACAGAAAACTTATCATATTGGTTTTTTGCATTAAATTTTTGAACTGCTAATTGATAATTATGGACTTTATTTCCATCTAATTTATTACCTAATGTTCTATCTTGTGCTATACTTCCCTTTTTTATCATTATAAGTGGAACTAATAGTTTACCACTTTTATCTCTATAATATCCGTCTGCTTGAACTGATTTCCATCTTTCAGGTGATCCATATATTACAGGTACAGGTAAATTTTGTCCATTCTGCAAAACTGTAGGACGGATAGAATTTTCAAAATAATGTAGAACTGCTTCATCGTGATCTTGCAGCGATATAGAAAAGTCCTTTATATTTAAATTCTCAAATGATAATTCTTGTGCTCTATTTTTTGTAAATACAGTCTCGCTTGCCGGTCTACTTATAGTATTATCATACGGAGTGAATGCCTCTTGTACAATTTGAGATTGATTTTTAGGAAGTGGTTTTAATATTTTAGCCATTATAATCGTTCTTTAGTCAAACCAAGTTTTTCTGGTCTGATGAATGTAGCTGTTACAATAATAGAAATACTAGAACCAAAATCAGAATTATTTGTATAAGTATATGCCGGATCTTTGCCTACTACTAATTGATTTTCAAATGTACCATTAATTTCGTAATAATCATCTTGCCACATTACTATGTCACCTACCTCGGGATATAATTGAATATCTACGAGTATATCACGCAGAAAACGCACGGTAATGTCTTGAGTAACATCTGTACCAAAATCAGTTTCTCTCCACGTAGGCGGCGTTCTTTCTATTAGGCAATTTACAAGTATAGGATCGTTATAAGTTTTTTCAAGTGCTTCACCATATATATTTGATGTAGTACTTTGTAATACTATTTTATAATATCCAACTTGTTGTTCAATAATATTATTTATCAGTTCTTTACTAATAGATCTGAATAGGGAAACATCTCTACTACCTCCATAAAGTGCGCACATATATTAGTAATTTCTGATTTTGACTAATGATTTTTCGCGTGGAAAGAACTTAACTAATCCATTAATTTTTAAAGCGGCTTGTTTAATCATTTGGATTGTTTCTTGTGGGGTTCCTTCGTTAATAAATTTAATTTCTAATAATGCATAATCATAATTAGCATCAGATAATGATTCTAATTTTTCATTATTGATTACTTTAACTACAATAACATTTTTAATACCTCTAACTTGATTATAAGCTTCAGTTGCATTACCTTTTCTACGTTCCATTTTAATAATGGCTTGAATAAAGTATGTTTCAAATGTTATTTCATTAATTAATTTCATAATTAAAATATATAAATAGGAAGAGGAACATTAGTTAATGTTTTTTGAATGTAATCTTCCTCGTTTGATTTCTTTTCTAATTGTTTTGTTCTTGATGAATCCTCTAATACTACTCTTAATTGATCAATTAATGCTATTTTTTCTGCTCTAGCGTCGGTTAATAAATCTGCTTGATTTAATGTTACTTCAGCACCAGGAATAGGTACAGTAGTATACTTACCACGTACATATGCTAATGTTTCTTTAACTGTAGCTAATGTGTATTGATAAATCCATTGTTTACCTATTGAGTTAATTCCAGCATATGTTGGATTTACATAGGGCACATTCGAAACATCAGTTACCATATTTGTTTGCGAATCAATAGCTGGATTGTTTCTTTCAGATGTTTTAATATAATGAAAGAATAGATTACCAGCTACACTAGGAATAGGGAATATTCTTAATTGATTTGCTACTAAGTCAAATGAGAATGCTGATTTACGTATTTGATCATTAAATTCAATTGCTTGAATTTTTGCTAAGTCAAAGTTTAAAGGCATCAACATAAAGTTAATACCAGGTGAATATGCTCCGAAGTTAAATGTTTCAAGTAATGATTGTATACCTGTACCTGTACCGGCATATGGATCAAAGTAACGAACAATTGCGGGTGGGCTATCAAAGAATACACGTTTGATTTCAATTGTTGAACCTGATGCTAATGATGCAGAAGCAGCAGCCCAAGCATTTAAATCATAATCTTGCTGATTTGGTGTTGTTTGAATTGATCCTGTATAATATTTTACATTACCACCAGCACCGGCTTCAGCACCATATGTTGAAGCAATTCTAATTACTTGGCTTAAACCAGGAGTAATTAATTTATTATTTAAATTAGTTTGAGTTGAAGCCCCTTCAAATGATATATAGTTTTCTCTAACTTTCCATTGATATACTTCATTTCCATACACTGTAACTGCTTCTTCGAAGGCAGCATAGAACTGTATGTCTTGTAATTCAATATTTTCAATTGGATATCCTAAACGACGAGCACACCACGTTGTTACTTTATCTGCATCTGTTCGAAATAAAGATTCAGAATCATAAAAGCCAAACGGAGTAGATCCAGTTTGGAATGATGATGAACCAGGATATATAGGTATATTAGCCATTTATAAATAGTAGTGTTTGTTATAAATATTGACTTAGTACACTATATTATAAGTCTCTCAATTCTTTATACATATTTAAAACTGATTCTACAATGGGATGTCTGTGGTTTGTTTTTAAAGTAATAGCCGCTACTCCTTTTACAGATCCAGCTACTTGCTTAGATAAGAAATACATACCCGAATCTTTTTTAGATTTTAAATCAATCTGAGTAGTATCGCCTACAATCACCATTTTACTTCCTTTACATAAACGAGATATTACCATTTCCATTTGTGAATCAGTAACGTTTTGTGCCTCGTCTACAATAATGAATGCATTTGAAAAGTTACGTCCACGCATAAATGCGAATGGAACGATTTCAATATCTCCATCTTCAAAATACTTATCCACTTTTACTTTATCATATAAACGATAGGCATTATCGTATATTGGAGCAACAAAAGGATCTAATTTCTCTTTTATTCCACCAGGTAAGAAGCCAATTTCTTCTTTAGCTGTTACTACTGGTCGTGCTATGATGATTTTTTCAACTTCCTTATTGAATAATTGATCTAATGCTGTTTGAACTGCTACTAATGTCTTACCGCTTCCTGCTTGTCCTGTAATGATTGTTATATCATTATCTAAAATTTTTGCTTTTGTTTCTTTTTGTTCTTCGTTTAATTGAAGTTGAAATTTAATAGGAGATTTTGGTTTACGTTTTTCAGTAAACATTGGATCCGTGTGATGATTTGAAGCCATAAACTTGTTTTAGTTATCAGCTATAAATATGTAAAGATCAATTTATCATAATAAACAAAAGAAGGTCGAAGCTTAGCTCCGACCTTTCTTTTATTCTAAAAATTAGAAATATTAGAATCCTAATGTTTCTAAACCGTGTACTAAAACTTTTCCGTAGAATTCGGGACGAACCATTTTCTTTGCGTAACGAGTCATCAAACCTTTACGTGGAGTAAATGTAGCTGGATCGTATACTAGTGGAGTCATAATTAACGGAATGTATGGAGCATAAACAGCACCAGTTTCAAGGAATTGACCACCTTTATAACCCATCAAGATTAAGTTAGAAGTCAAATATGGATTCTTGTAGATCTTGTAACGGCTGTTTAATGAACCGATTTTTTGGATACCAAAGTTAAAATTATCTTTGTCACCACTTGAATCAGTAGCAAATCCAGGAATTGATTCTAATACTGTAGCTACAGCAGGAGAACAAACCATGAAATTAGCACCACCACGAAGAGTCTTTTGGTGAATTTTGTTAGATACTTGTTGCAACACAGTACCAATAGTTTGGAACCACTCACCTTGTGAGTTATAATATCCAGTTAAGTTACCTGAAGTAGTTCCAGTATTAACTGTAGTAAAGCTAGCACCATTCCAGAATGTGTTGTTAGCAGCTGACCAGTAACCAGTAGTAGCAGCATTTTCAGTCAACATACCTAACAATTCTAAATCTACTTCCATTGCGATGTAGTTAGAGATCATTGAAGTAATTTCTGATTCAGCATCTACCGAGTGGTATGCGTTCAAATCTTGAGCAAATTCTGGTGTCCATTGTGCTTTCAAACGACGTGTTTTAGCAACAATAGCTTCAGATTTCAATTTAATATCTACTGAAGGGATAGAAATTGCAGTACCTGATTCAGAGTTTGGATATCCAGAAGCAGCATCTTCAAAATCACCACGTACGTCAACAGTTGTATATTTAGGATATACTACTGTGAATGCAGTACCAGTTAAAGTTGGAGCTAAAGTAGAACCAGAAATAATGAATTGAATAGTACCGTCAGTATTTAAATTAGTAAATTCTGAGATTATTTGGTTAACACCAATTGCATTAGCACCAGAACCAGATACTAATTGGATAGCTTTAACAGCTTGAACATCTAACAACGGTAATGAACCAGAAGCAAGAGTAACTAAACGAGCAGTTGAACCAACTGAAGCAGAAGCTGCTGAGTTATAGTTATACTGAGAAATAGTTGGAGCAGCAGATGAAGTTGAACTAGCAACTACTAATGATGAAGTTGTATTGATTGAATAACCAAATTTACCTGAACCATATAAACCACCGGCTACGTCTACGTTTTGAACGTTTGGATGACGTTCAGCTTGATTACCATATAAAGAAGCGGTTCCGAATCCAGCTTTACCATTGTTAGTACCACCAGAAGTCATACCTAAGTTTGAATATTTGAAATCCAAATAGAATACTAGACCTGAAGGTAAAGACATTGGTTGTACTGAAACGAATTCCTTCGCTACGATTTCACCGAAGATACGGCGAACTAAAGGCAAAGCAACACCAGCCCAGTTCTCACCAGCACCACCAGACATAGATGTTTGACCACCAGTGATGTTAGCTTCTTGAACTAATGATTTTGCTTGATTTTCTAAGATAACTGACATGTTATTTCTGTCAGTCTCTCCTGCAAGGTTTTTTAATAAACCTGTTCTTTCCCACTTAGAAACTAACTTAGTAGCTTCGTTTTGACGATCAGTCCATGGGTTTGCGCTTTCTAAAAGACTTTGTACGTTCATTTTTGTTTTAAAATTAAAATTAATTACTTATTATAATCCCGCTAGCTTCTGCCAACGAGTAATTTGTGAATCAGAATCAATCACAGCATTGGAGTTTTTAGTTCCAGTGATCATTCCTGATGCTTTTGACGCGAATCCTAAAGATTCTTTAATCGGTGATTTAGCTTCTTCCTTCTTAACAAAAGTTAAGATTAAAGATTCGTATACCAATTTAGCTTCTTTTGCTGATTCAGCTTTATCAAATGTTTTAACTACTTGAATCTTTTGTGATTCAGTCAAGTTTTGGCCTTTGAATACCTTATTCATGTAAAGCAACTTTGCATTTAATAAATTAACTTCTTGTAATGATGAACGAAGTTCGTCGATTGTAGCTAAAGCAGCTGCCAGTTCTTCTTCCATTTTGACTTTATATCCTGGTACTTCTTCTTCGCTTTCATCTCCCATTTCCATTTCTTCATCTGTTAAACCAAATTCAGCTAATAATTCATCAATGTTGATATCGTTTTCGTCTACTTTTTTATCTTCATCATCTCCAAATTTATCATAATCTGATTCTTCGTCTAACATTTCATCTAAGTTGATTTCTTCGTCATCAGATGACTCTTCAGTATTGATATCTTCTTCACCTTCTGCGCCAGGAACTTCCTCGCCTTGTTCGGTTTCTAATTTATCGAATTCTTCAGCAGCAATCTTGCGAATATATTCTTCAACTTCCTCAGGTGTCATCTCAGTGATATCTTTGTCCTCTTCAGGCTCACCTGCTTTTTCCTCACCTGTTTCATCTTCAGGTGCTTCTTCTCCTGCTTCTTCATCTTCAGCCTCAGCTAATAATGCTTCTAAATCAAGAGTTTCTTCCATTGCGTTATCCATACCTGACTGCTGGTATCCTTCGTCTTCTTTATTCTCGTCTTCCTCCATCTCATTTAACTTTGCAGCTAACATAGATTGAAGTTGAGGAGTAAAATGTTCTTCAAGAGCAAGTCTAGCTTGTGTCATTGCAGTTTCACGTATGGTTTTAGCTTCAGCAATAGCATCTTTTAAATTTTGCTTCATTTTTGTCCGTAATTTTTTAAATTGGAAATAAGATTATTGAATCAATCTTAATAGGGGATTTATAATTAATCGAATACCATATAGACATGGCATATTTGAGTCAGTCATAAATATATGTGGGTGTATTTAAAGCGAAAAGAAATGCCCCTTCTTTGCAGAAGAGGCATCAGTCTATCAGTACTACTAATAGAGGGGTACAATATTATTTAATTCCGGCGTAATGTTGCCATCTACGTATTGTAGCTTTGTCTAATTCTTGTTGTGATTCAGTATACATTCCTTTCTTACCTGATTCCGGTGTTAATTCTACTTTGCCATTTTTTGGCATACCTATATTGTATATTTTATTACCTAACATAGCTTTAAGAATATTATTAAGAAAAGTTATTTCTGGTTTTACTACTTTACTATCTAAAGTATAAGTATATTTTTTGTATTTTTCTATTTTATCATCATTTGATTCTTTTGATTCATTTAATGAATCAATATGTACTTTTTTAACTGTACCGTCTTCAAATTTAACACGAGCTCTACGTTCTCCAGTTTCATCATCCATTTCCATGTTAGTGATTTTAACTTTTTTGCCTGCTAACATAGCATTATCTCCAACGGAATAGTCATCAAATGATGATTTTGGTTTGAATACTTCATCTACTTCACCTTCTTTATTTAATACTTTTTTCATTATAGCACCAGCAACACGTTGTCCTGCTTCTTTTGAACCATATTGTTTAGCTGCTTTTTTAGCAATATCTTTAAATTCAAATCCTTTACCACCTACGTCTTCACCTTTTTTAAAGCGAGCTTCATACATTGACTCGTCTTCCTCACCTGCATGATTAGCAATTTGAGCATCAGATTCATGATATCCTTGAGCTGCTTGATTAATGTAGTTTTCAGAGTTAGTAATGTGGTCTTGAACCCAAGCTGGTAGATCAACTTCGTTATCTCCCATTTCAGCTTTTAACATCATAGCAGCACGAATAATAGAATCTAATGAATCTTGTGCCATTGCTACTTCGTAGTCTTCATCTAAATTATTTTTAGCTTTTTCAATAGCATTTGAACGTGCTTGTAAGTAATCAGCACTATCAATTTTACCATCTCCAGTTAAGTCTTTACCTTTCTTTTCAGCTACAATTTTAGCTACAGTTTCTTTTACGATTTGTTCTAAGTTCATATTAGTCATTAAATTCAGTTACAGTGTCTCCACTTATATTTAAACTCCAAGATTCATCACCATAATTATTACTAAGTTCTTGTAATTCATCTATAGTCATTCCTGTTATGTTAAGTAGAGTTTTTAAATCAATTTCCTTAACATAATTACCATCAACATGAGCCCAAGCTGGGTTATTATAGGATTTTGCATATTTGAAATATAATTCTTTACCTCTTTCGTCATTAATTTGATAAGGAACATATTGATTTTTATTTTCAGTTAACAATCCTGCTAACTTTTGCATTCTCTGCATTTCATTTAATTGCATTTTCATTATATATTATCAAAATCACAGGTACAGAATCCTGTGCGGTTACAAATTATTTCAGTAATTAAGCTATCTATTTTAGAATAATCTTTTGATGGTTTTTTATGTAAAATAGATTCATTTACTACTTCCATATACGCACCTGGTGTTGAAGGTGTTGAAACAAAATCCCAACACATTAATTCAAAATCGTCTTGTACCTCAATTGTTTCACCAATTTGACGTACTGAACCCATTCCACGAGACGAAATACCTACGGTGATATTGTTATTAAATAATTCTTTTAATATATTACCCGATGGTGTAGGTAGTACTTCAATTTTACCATGTAATTCGCGCCCCTTCCAATATAAACTTACAATGTTATGTGATACATTTTTTAAGTTAATTACTGGAGAGTCTGGATGGTCTAATTCACCTAATGCACGACGTTCTTTAATTGGTCCTTGAATGTATTTATCAGCTTCACGTTTTAGAACTTCATATGGATAAATACGACCATTACCGTTTTTAGTTTCAGCCATTTGTATTAATCCTTCCACAAACATTTTACCGTTTGGATTCATCATCGACTCCTTTAATGATTGAGGAGTAGCGGTAAATAAGGCTGTTTCAATTAGTAATTGCTTTTCCATTAATCGTTTTTAAATCTTGAATTACCATTTTGATAAAATGATAATTTTACATCAGACGCTTTTTTTCTACCTTCTTCGTATGCTGGGATAGTGATTTTAGGATAAGATCCAGTTCGGTCAATGATAACTTCTAATTCCGGATCTTTATTTGTTTTCCAATCATTTAAATCTTTTTCATCTCTTATAACAGTTGAACGATCTGAATTAGGATCAGGTAAATTATCACCTTTTAATATGTTGACACCAAATTGAAGGTTTCCAATACTAGCTGTTTCTTTTTTTGAGTCTCCAGGTAATTGAGATGAGGTAAAATCAATTTCATTTAGTACTTTACCAATCATTAACTTTAATTCATCTTCAGTTAATTTATCTACTTTAACTTTTTTATCGCCGTTTATTTTATCTACAAAGTTATCTTTAGCAACTGGTGTTTCTAGATCAGTACGTTTTTTACGATCAATTTTCATTGCGTCTTCATTATAGCCAGCTAAATAAAGTTGTGAATAATAGTATTTACGATCTGCTAAGTTTTTACAAACAATCTTATCAGCTTTTTCAGCATCAATACCTTTTTCTAACTCATAGCGCATTCCCAAATCATATTCATTTGGATCGCACCAATCATTTGGCATGCTATATTTCATTGGATCAGCAACTTTAGCTTCAGTAATAATACCTTTATTTTTTAAGATAGTAACAGCATCTTTAAATGATGTAGTTGGTGAAATAAATTTAGGTAATGCCATTTTAACATTACGTAGGAATTGAGATTCACTCAATATTCCTTTATTTACTGATTTATATTGATTAAATATACTTTCCATTATTCTTTTAAATTTTTAATTTTCTTGTCTAATTCGGTTAATCGTGCTGATATTTCTTCTAATCCACGAATAGAATTAGTAAGATAGTTTTCAGTAGTTAGACTATTTTCGTTACGTAAACGAATACTATAGTCTACTATTTGGTTTACTTCACGTAAACGTTTTTTAATACCTAATATTGCTTTTGAAATTTTACGTTCTGGGCTTACTTCAGATATTGTTTTATTAAATGAACGATATGATACTTCGTTTATCATTTCGTCAACAGTTTTTTGTTGTTCTTTATGTTCAGATTTTTTGATATTCTTTTCGTTTACTTCCTCATTACCATCTAAAGTAATAGCTTTTGGATTAACTTTTCCAAATGCATTAGGTGTTAAAATATACAATTTTTCACTAAGTACTTTATTAATTAAAGATTCATACTTAACAAAATCAAATGTTTTACCATGTTTTGGCATTTTACCTACTACTTTATATCCTAATTTTTCGGCGGTTTTAGTAGCTTTATTTTTACCTCCTTTAGAAAACGCAAATTTAGTCATATAAGCCTCACCACCTGAAGTAGCGTTTTCTTCTTCTAAAACTTCAGCAATTGCTTGACGTATTAATTCGCGTAATTTATTCATTATGATGCTCTTAATTCGTGTAGTAATTCGTAGTAATTCATCAAATTCAAAACATCATCATCAGATACATTTTCCGATTTAGGAATCATGTTTAGTATATTATTTACTTCTGTTAATTTGATTTGAATTTTTTTATCTGCTATTTTTTTAGATAATACATCCAATTCTAATTTAACATTTTGAATCTGGTTGTTAATATATTCTTTTAATGTTACTGTATTTGAAATATTATTGATGAATTCTTTTAACAATGATTTTTGTTCAGGTAATAGATTAGAATACTTTGTATTAAATTTTTCTACAATCATTCGATAAATCATCATACGAGTACCTTTATCTTGTTTAGCATATTCTTCTAATACTTGATCTTTAACTACTGTTTTATCTACTGCTTTTTTAGTTAAAAACTCTAATAATGTTACTTTATTATCAATAACAATTTTAGGATCAGTAAATTCAGTTGATGTATGTGCTTCCATTAAATTAAAAATGGATGCGTTTATTTTATAATTTTGAATTTTAGCTTTAAAGAAATCTTCTAAGTTGTAATTTTCCTTAATGTCTTTAATCAAGTTATATTTTTCCTTACGTAATGCTGTTTTATTTAATTTTTCAGATAATTTTAAAATGGTTTCAACTAAACCTTCAGCTTTGGATTCTGTTAATGATTGAACATTAATTAAGGTTTGGTATAATTTATGTTCTTTAGCTATTTCGGTATTTGAAAAATATTTTTTAACTAAAGTAGCAGCTTGAGGGTCTTTATTAGACAAAATATCACTAGCAATTTGACGCACTAATAGTTCAAATAATATGCCAGTGTTTTTGTATTTAGAATTTCTTAATTTTGACATGTCTTGGTATTACTCTGTTATAAATATCGATTAGTTTATATATCCTTAATGTTTGATTCATCCAATATTGAAGGTTCAGCTAGAGCGTTTACTTTAGTAAACTTAATTTCCTCTAACATTTTTTTATTTTTTAGATATTCTACTCTAGCACTTTCTAATGTCCAAGTAGCACCAGTTCCAGCAGGTGATTTTAATGGTTCATGCATGCCTTTTGAACCAATAGGATCTCTACCTAATGCATGATCTTGTGTTCCATAGTAAGATACTTTTTCTTGAGGACGACCAACTTCTTTTTCATCGTAACCAATAGGTACCTCACCATAACGACCTTTACCATATAATGTAGCTAAATCATGTGGTGTACCAAATGATATACCGGAGTCAACTGGATCATTACCTTCATTTTCAATTTGTGAAATACGGAATGCACGTTTTTTATCTTCAATCGTTTGATTACGATATTCAGCGTATTGATCTTCTGAGAAGTGGAATATGTTTTGATAAATCCAATCAGTGGGGAATAAATTTTTATCTATTATATTACCTGCTAGTTCTACTTTTTCTTTCCATAAAGCAATTTTTTCTTGTTCATAGATAATAGATGGAGTAGTTAACGATAATTCAAAGTTTGTTAACTCAGCGTTATCAAATCCTTGAGTGTATAAGTGTACTAATGCAATTTTTGTTAATTCAGAAATAACAATACGTTGGATACGTTCTACTGTACGAGCAAAACGAATATCTTCAGATGCGAGTGTTGCTTTACCTGTTAAGTCTTTTTCATATCCCATAAATGCTTTTGGAACACGTAAAGCAGCAAATAATTTATCACGTAAGTAAGATACGTCTTCTATTGCGGTGTATTCTAATCCTTTTAAAGTATCAATTTTAGTAGTTGTATCATTTCCTCTAACTGGAAGATAAAAATCTTCAGTTAAGTTCATCATATTATACTTTAAATTATACTCACCTGTATTAGGATCCATATATGGAGTTTTCTTAATACGTTGTTTCATTTTTTCCATATAACCATCAACTTCTTGAGGAGCTATATTTCCAACATTAACGTAAAATAAGCGTTTTTCAGGCGCACGCATAATACGATGAATTAACATCGCATCTTCCATTAAATTTAATTGTTTGAATATTTTACGACCTGGTTCAAGATATGAACGGCCGTATGGTAAATAAGATGGATCTGAAATTAATCTAAAGTGAGCTATTTCGTAGTTTTCAAAATAATCATCACGATTTGTATTTGTAGCGTATCCGTATGCTTGATTTAAATTAATTTTAAATCGTACATAAGATGGATTAGCAGGATTAGTTCCTTCTTCACGTTGTACATCATATACAGAAAACGGTAGTACATTATATACACCATATTTTTCAGCAATATCTAAATGGAGATAAAAATCTCCATATTTACACATTGTTCTAATCCATGACCATAAATTAAATTCTATATTTAAAACTTCATAAAACAAATTATAAAGCACACGTTGTAACTTATCATTTGAAGATTTAATATGTAATACTTCACCCTGCTCGTTTTTTAGAGTAGCTTCATCAGCTATGATATCCAACGCTGAGGCAATGATAGCATCTGTATCCATTGCTTCATAGTCCGTGTAAAGTGAAGTACGTAATGTCTGATAGTTCATTAATGGAGTATATGCTAGTTTTGAATTACCCGCATGTATTCTATTGAATCTATCTATTAATGAATTGGTTTGAATGTTGCCGTATGTTTGTAAACGATCAACGTCAATTGTGCGTAACTGATTTCCTCCTACATTCCGGATAATTACATCAGTGGAGAATAATCTTCTTAGTCGCCCGAAAAGCGAAGTATCTATTGCCATATTATTTTATGTTACTCAATATGTATTATATGTTATAAATATCAAATATAATAAGGAACATTAAAGCAGCCAATTTAGGTCATGAGAATTACCATATCCGTCTTGCATTTGCCATGGATTTTTATCTATATATGAACCTGCACTTATTCCAGATGATGCTATATTAATATTATTTAATGTTGCTCTAGTCATATCCATACCATTTTGGTGATAAACTAATGCTGTGTCTCTAATGTATAAACCAAAAGATAATGCTAATGTTAAGTCATCATTATATCCATTTTGAGCTTGAGCTTTGCCATTATCCCAAATAAATGTTCTTAATTCTTCTAACATACGTTTAGATTGGAATATAAATTGTTTATCACGTAATGTAGATTCTAATTTAGAAATAAAA